AAGCAGATTGATTTGAAAATGGCAATGCTACTCCAACACCTGTAGAAGGCATTAAATCTAGCGTATTTATATTTCTTAAATTATATGCCATTTAGTTTATCTAATTTCCCCAGTAGACAGCATCTTATTCATTATATGGCTAAAATCTGGTACTGCATTTATTTCAACAGCTTCTAAACTACCTGCTTTTCTAGCAGTGTCAAACATTCCATTTACTGATTCTACTATAGGAGTTTCATAAGAAGCTCCCTCTAATCCTAAACCTTCTAAATCTTTATCAGTCATACTTTGAGCAGTCTCTTGAAGCAAACTATTTAAAGGATTATTAAATCCTAAATTAGGAGCAACTCTTTTATGGGATTGTTGAGTATTTAAAGTTAAAGGTACTGTTGTATTTACCGTACTACGGGCTTCATTAATCACAGTATTTCCACCTTTATTACTACTGATAGCTTCTTTTAAAATACTTGAAAGCTCTTCTTGAAAAACAGATCTCACTTCTTCCCTAATTAATTTTCTAAATGCATCTAATTTTGCCATCTTTTATAAATATTTTGTTTATATATTTTTAAATTGATATTGTTGAATTTGTTATTCCCTCTTGTTGTATTTGACTTTGTATATTTTGTTGATAGGATTTATTTGCAGAGTTACTTCTCTGTCTCATAGATTTTCCTCCAGGTAGATTGTTTAAGAATGCATTCAATCCTAATCCATCATTTTCATTTGTATTATTAGGAGAATCTATTAGAGGAGTAGGTACTGTAAAATTATTTAAAACAACATCATTTACATTCAAATAAGACAGTGATTGATTGATTATAGCTTGATCATCAGCATTTATAGTATTAGTAGGAGGAGTAACTAATCCTTGAGATATTAAATTTAACTCCGTTTCTTGTATTATTACATTATTATCAGTAGCAAAAGTAAGTTGGGATTGTGCAACTATACTACCATTTTTATCTAAAGCAACTCCTCTCCTTCTAAGATTTGTTATTTGAGGATCAGTTACTTGTTCCTTTTCTATTACAATAGTGTAAGGACCAAAAGTAGAAACTTCAGGATTATTTACAGGATTGCTACTTACCATATTTACATAAGACTGTAATTCATTTTGTAAAGTTTGTAAATCTTTAGTAGTATTTGTTAAATTATTAACAACATCAGATCCTTGTACTGCTTTACAAGCCTCTAAATTTAAAAGTAAAGTATTTAACTTGTTTAAAAGTTCTTGAATATTTTGTATAATGTAATTTAATACTTGAATAATTAAACTAACTTCAGTATTTATTAGTTTTAATATTAATAAAGCACCTTTTTTCTCGTTTGTAGCTGCTTCTCTAGCGGCTCCTAATTTAGCAGTAATACCAGAGGTTAAATACATTTCAGGAGTAGGATTTACATAGAAAAAAGTTTCTATGAAAGTATAAATTTTATAAAATAAAGTAGCTAATTTTATAAAAAATTGAATAGTACTTATTATACCTTGTAGAGTTTTTACGGTATTTATAAAAGATTTTATACTAGCATCAATTTTACTTAAAGTAGGTATTATCTTTGTAGGATCAAAATATTTACTTAATTTTTGAACGTCACTTCTAACATCTATTTTTAGGAAGTTTCCTATTAAAGTTACTGCAGTCCCAATACTAAGATTAGATATTGTTATACATATTGACCTTACTTGAGCTATTAAATTTTCTAATTTAGTTAGTTCTGAAGAAGGAATTTGTCTATAGTCCGAATATTTACTTATTTTACTAAAAAAATTATTTAAGAATTTTATTCCAACAGAAAGTCCAGGTATACTAGATACTAGTTGAGTATTTTGAGCTGAAAATATAGAATTAGGGGAATCTGGTGAAAAAGTTGCTCTTATGGATTGAAATAAATTATAGATATTGTAGGCTGTAACACTTGTTCCTGTAATACTTTGAGCCCCTGATTGTTGAGCTGCTTGTTCTGGAGGTACTGCATTAGGACCTACTCCTGTGTAATTTCCTATTAAAATATTAGGATATGCAGTATATTTATCTATTTGTTGTGCTACTAAAGTTGCGTCATCTTGTAATCCGTAAAATAGTTTCTGAACTTCATTCCAAGTTACTTCAGGAGGTCTTTTATTATTAGGAGTAATATTACCTAATAAATAAGTCAGTACATTGCAAAGATCTACTGAATTTATAGCATTTATTACATTAAATAATCCTGAATCAACAAAATTTCCCACTGATTGTATCGGGCTAGTAGGTACTGATGATCCTGCAGGAGGTGTTGGGGAGTTTTTTCCCCATAAAATAGTATCAATACTAGTCTCTATAGTAGCTATAGTCCTAGCACTATTATTTAATATTTTTTCTAAGTTTATAGCTAATAATGAATCTGATGCTGACATTATATTGTATAAGTATTATTAGATAAACATTTACTAATTAAAGTATTTGAAACAGATTTACATATATTAGATAATATTTTTGCATCTCCTACTATTAAAGATATTGCTATTTCAGGTTGTGTTGCACTTAAAGTTGATAAAGAATCAGATAAATTTATTAATGCACTTATCAATCTTTTTAATTGCTCTACTGTAGTAGCCCCTTTTAAAAGAGGTTCTCCTATAGCTTCTGCTAAATAACCTAATTCTATTTTAGGAGAGTTTATTATTACTCTTTCTCCTACATCTAAATTTACAGTTGCATTAGTAGACAACCCTATTCCTTTTTTACCAAATAAAAATATAAAATCATCATTAGAATGAGCTACAACTCTTCCTGAAGATATGATAACTTGATTGCCTTTATATGGAAAACTTGGACTAAACATTTTATTATGTGATATTTATAGAATCTTGATCCAAAGGTGATATATCAGAATTACTAGTTAATTGTTGTTGTAACTCTATTACATTATTGGCTGCAGAAGATAAATTAACTTGGAAACTCTGTAAAGAAAAATTATTTTGTATGTCTTTAATAACAATTTCTTGGCCTGCTGTTAAATAAATAGAAGAACCATCATTATTTATATCTTCTACTGTAGGTATCCACCCTTCATTTGTTAATTGAGGACCTTGACCGTTTCTTATAATTATAATAGGATCTCCATCATTACCTGAATTTGACCAGTAGTTTTTACTTTTATTAACTGAATTAGTTGAACTAAATCTTATAGAATTTCCCCATCTTCCTTCCAGTACTGTATCTCCCATAAATACTTCTAATGCTTTTATATTAGATTTTTCAGGGAAATTATTACCTAAAGGATATTCAGTTTTTATGGGAGCATTATTATTATTTGATTGATTAGTAAGTTTATTATCTGTATAGTTTCTATTAGCTTTATTTACATATTGAGAATAATCTCCTAAATCTGGTAAAGAATTATGGTGATTAGATTTCCACAGATTAAATGCGGGAAAATAATAATAATCTACACTACCTCTACTATCATTTAGTTTAGGAGAAGGTCCTGGTATTACGTGAACAAGCTCCCCTATTACTGGAAAATGTTTTATATGTGAATGTATAGGAAATGCAGGTACTGTACCAAAACTATTAGCAGTTCTATTTTGAGTACTGTTAATATTTTGAAATAATATTTTTCCTAAATCAGTTGGATCATTATAATAAGGGTCTGGGGTTACTCCATCTTCTAAAGTTGGGCCATATACAATATGAGTTACTTTACCTAATATATTAGGAGAAGGAGTGCTAACTTTTTTTGAAGGAGTATGTCCAGAAGATACTATTGTCTGAGAAAAAGTAGGATTTAAATCAGCCATTTGTACTAGGTGCTATTAATTTTTTTATTTCAGAATCATCAGGTAATATAGTAGTGCTCTGAACTTCACTAAATAAATCTTGTAAATCTTTATCTGTAAACAAGCCTCCTCCAACTTCTTTAGTATCTGCTGATTTTTGAACTATGCCAGCTAATTTAACTAATAATTCATCATTCTTTATATCAGCATCCAAACATTGTTTGATTAGAGGTACATAAACAATAGTATCTTCAGGCTCATTAATCATACCTAAGATACGTTCTGTTACATCTTTTATTAGTTTCTGTTTATTTTTTTGATTCTTAACAATATCTTTTAATAAATCAGAATAACTTTTTCCTTCATATAATTCAAAAGATTCTGCCATATATTTCTTATTTAAAATAAATAGTTATTACTTAAAAATATCACTGCTTAAACCATGATCTAAAAATTTGGAATATATTTTTTTATATATTTCTTTAAAAATCTTAAGAACTTTTGTTATTATTGGAGTTGGAGCCTCAGTAATTTCTCTAACATATATAAAAAGAGCTTTTTTATTTAATATAGTTAGATTATCTCTTTTTTTATACAAGGATATAATAGCGTCTGCTACCTCTAATTCTTGTTTTTTAGTAAAAATAGTGCTCAAATTATCTTCAAAGTAGTTTATAATAAGGTCTAAAAACAACTCTTGAACATTATTTTCTTTATCTTCTAGTAAAATATCATTGTAAATGGCTCTATCTTCGTCTATTTCTTCTACCAGAGCTTTATCTTTTAATCTTTTATAATTTTTATTATTATAAATAATAAGATAATTCTTAGCTATGGTACCAAAATAAGAGTAAGCTTTACCTTTTTCATCATTATAATGATTAATTTTTTCCAGTAAAACTGTTATGACCTCGTGTTTGAGATCCTCCATAGAATCTACTTCGGTGTAGTAGAATTTAAAAGTGTGAATTATATTTTCTGCTAATTTATAAAAAGCAAAGTATATTTTTTCATTGAAAATTTTATTTTTAATTACTTCTGAACTCTCTTTTCTATAATCTAATATAGCTTGTTGAGTTTCAGAAGTAAAATAATAAATAGGTTTTTTAGGTTTTCTTTTCCTAGGTTTACCATCCTTTGTAGTTAGTACTGGGGTTTCTTCTACTAAAATATCATCTAGCATTCTAATGTTTTTCTATTAAATTGGTTTAACTTTTCTTGAATTTCTTTTAAATTCTGAAAAACCGTTAATAGATCTTTATCACTATCTAACCATATTTTATCATCCAAAGCCTTAGTAGCTTTTTCTGATTGCTCTATAAGAGCTTGTAGGTTAACTATAAAAGTAGCTTGAGCAAGAACTGTATTTTCTAACTTTACATTCTTAGTGTACAGATTATAAATTACCCATCCAATAATACTAGATACCCATAAAAACAACATTACTAATCCAAAAATCATATTTTTTATTTTTTACCATGTTTAGAGATGTATTCTAATTTCTTCTCTTTAGCCTCGTCTTTATAGTTTGAAGAACTATTACTTTTTTCAAAATTCACAACTTCTTTAGTTGATTGATCTAATTCCCATTCTACTCTACAAGCAATTTCATCAGCTTGTTGTATTATGTAAGGCAAACAAGATTTCAACTTATTTTCATTACTGTATGAAAGTAGATAAGCTTTATTAGTTTCGTCATATATTCCGTCATGAGTCTTAATGGATAAATATTCATTTATAGTTAAATTTATCCCCTCAGATTGCAATACAAATAAAGTATTATCTTTCAATGTTAAAAAAGGCATATCGGGATTTGTTTTGTATACAATACCTTGATTTTTGATGTGCCATTCTGAATCATTTTGAATATATCTAGGATTATCCTCAATTCCTAATTTACCTAAATCATGATTAAGAGCGCAAAAAACTAGTTCCTCTTGAGTATAACTTTTAGTATCTGCTCCCATTTTACTCCACACTTTATCTAAATACAGTGCTGCTTGTAGTACCTTAATTACGTGATTTAAATATCCTCCAGGATAAGCACCATGATATTGTTTTTTTGAAGATGCAGGTGCTAACGCTAACAGCTCTTCTCTACTCTTATAAAATTTCAATAGCTTAGACCTTCTAGGTTCACTAATGTACTCGTTTATTGTTTCATAAAATAAACTTAAATTTTCTTGTATAACTTCTACTTCTAACATATCTTTATAAATTTTTAATGTACTTACTAAGATACAAATAATTTTTAATAATATTAAAATAAAAATTTATAAATTATATTTATTACCAAGATCCTGCCTCCTCTCGTTCAGTATTTATTAATGATTGAACATCCTGCAATTTCTCTTTAATCATAAAAATGATTTCATCTATTTCTTGCCTTGATACATTTTGTGATAGTTTTGAATTTAAAACATTAATAACATTTCCAATGTTATCTATTTTTTGTGTAACCAGAGTTTTATAACGCATTTTTTTAATTTTTTAATATTGATTTTATTTTATCTACCATGCTTTTTAGATTGTAGCATTGTATTTTTTGAATGAAATTTATGTTTTTAATATCCAATTCATAAACTATATTTAAAGGAATCCAAGAAGTGGTTATTTGACTTATGGTATTATTATCTACAAACAAGCAGTACATAGTTCCTTCATACTCTAAAGTAACTATTGGGTAATTAACAGTATCCAAAACTTCTTCAAGTTCATCTGCTAATTTACAATCTCCATCTACATCAACAAAAGTATATTTGATGTTATTATCTTTGAGCTCTGATGCAAGTTCTTTGCATTTACCACAGATTTTTAATCCTAATAGTTCTAACTTATACATATATAATTGTAATATACAAAATATTATTGTATAATGCAAGTATTATTAGAAAATAAATTTATTATTTATAACCATCAAAAGAATTTATATCCCAATCATCAATATTTCCATAAATCTTATTATAATGTGGATTACTGCTATATTTTTCAACAGGATAATATTTTTTAAAAGATACTTTATAAGCTTCTAAAGCTTTTTGTTTTTCATCATCACTTAATTCTGATTTATATTGTTAAATAATATATAATAAAGTCTTTTATATCGCTTTCTGGTAAACCTCTTTGTCTTAATCTAGAGGTCATTTTACGTAAATCTTCTAATGTTTGTAATTCTCTACCTATTAGTTCATTTTTAACACTGGAATAATCATTTTCTTCTTCTTCTAATTGCCATTGACCCTTATCAAAATCATGCCATTCAGGTCCTCTTGCTCCAAATAAACTAGTTGGAGTGGTGGCTTGCGTATTTTCTGGATGATCATCCATAGTAATAGTAAGCATTCCTTTTCCTTCTAAGGTTCCTGGTGCGTTTCTCGCCATATAATGAGTATTTGGTTGAATAGGATCATCATTCTTCCAAGTATCAGTAGTAGTTATAGGCCATCCGTGATCTCCTATATTACGTTTAGGATTATCTAAAGTATAATAAGAGTCTAATATTTCAGTAAGTACTTTAGACAGATTCAACATATACTTATAAATATCAATATTTACTATTTAGAAAAGCATTTACTTGTCCTCTCTCAATAAATCTTTTAGACATTTCAATAACTTTATCTACTGCCCTATTTAATCCATCTTTTTCACCTTTATATATTCTTTTTAAGGGATTAACTCCCTTACTAGATATTTGTAATGCTACTGTATATATTGGATTACTTATTTTTTTTGCAATAAATCTTTTAGATAATTCATCTGTTATTTGTTTTTTAAAAGTATCTGGATCATTAAGTTTATATGGTCCAGCTACCATGTCTTCTTTTTTTAACTTTTTCATATATAGACTACAATATAAATAAAAAAACACTACCTTTTATAAGAATAGTGCTTTTAAATAAGGGCAATTATATTAGCTTGAATTAATTATATTTTTACACCGGAATCCTTTACGTCCTGCCCCAAATTACCTAGAGTTCCCATTATTTGATCCTTATTATTTGATTTTTTAGATTTTACATAAGCTGTTTTAATAGCATTGATTAAAGCACCTATACTAGCTATAGTTACTGTACCTCCTAATGCACTTAATGCAAGTTGAGCAGCTTTATTTATTGAATCCATATCTATTTCTTCTAATGGATGCCCCTCTTCTTTATAAGAGTTTTCCATTTCATAATTTTCTGTTAATAGACCAGCTCTCTTCTGTAGACTAAGTACTTCTTTTGATTTTTGTGCCATTTTAAATAAGTGTTATTTACAATAAATAGTATATAATTTATTTTCTTTTACATTTATCATCAAAAAATTCAGATATGTATATAAGTGCCCTAGAAATTAAGGAAACAATTAGTACTATTATAATACCTACACAAAAAGATAGGAATATAAATTTTATTTGTGTCATTATTAAAACAAATGAGAAATTCTATTTACTTGACCATATAAAGGATGGAATATGAAAGCTTCCATAGCTTTAGGAGCATGTAAAAACCCGTATTTAGCGTGCCATGAATCAGTACCGGTTAAAGTTCTAACGTATTCTACGTGACAATAATCCTCAGCAATTAGAGATAAACCTGTATTAATAACAGTAACATCTCTATGATCCTTTTCTAATTTTACTTTAGTAGTTCCTTTGTATGCATTAGTAATTTTATGATGTATATGATGACACAACCAGTAATTATATTTACTAATACTGTAAGCTTGTTTAGCTTCTCTTTTCATTAAATCAGGTAAATCTCCCTCTTTTGCTCCATCTGCATGAGTAAAGCCTATTAAAGATTTACCATATTGTATGTACTTTCTATGCATTGGGGTTACATCAAAAGTAATATTTTTATTGTTAGCATAATGACTGCTTATAGCATCTGCTAAAAAGAATCCAGTAATATAATCATGATTAGAAGGACAGAATACAAAGTGTACATCAGCAATGGTAAGAAGCTTATCTAGAGCCTCTATAGTGGATTGTTTTCCTACAAGGTAACTTTCATACCAAAGACCGTCTACGTCTTGTCTAGTACCCTTTGTAGTGGTATTGAAAGGATTATCAACGTGTGCTATATCATTACCTCCAACATATATGATTTTATCAAATTTATATCCTTTTACTTTATCTATTAATCCATCTATACCTTCTGAAAATCTCTTTTTTGTAACACTAGTACTAGTTTCTTCTCCTGTTTCAGATACTGTTGAGTATTTACCAAAGTGCAAATCTGCAGGGTCCACAATTAAAAGATGAGGGTCATCAATAGAAGATCTCTTTATTGTTGGATAAACTGGAGCAAATTTCTTTAAATCCTCTATAAAAGCTTGTCTTAATTCATCAAAAGTTACTTCATCTGAACCAGGAACCTTTATATATGCAGAAATACTACCGTTTTTCAACCAATACTTGTCTACATTCTTTATATTAACTCCTTTTTCTTTACAAAATTCAGCTAGAGAATAATGATCATCTTCTATATCAATTTCTTCCATAAATCTATATAAAGATCTAATTGAAATTTCTAAAGAATATTTTTTAATAATAATGTTAAAAGCTGATGCTTTAGTGTGTCCATTTTTAATCAAATCAGCAGCCTCTTTTAAGTAAGGCTTTAGTTCTTGTTTATTAATCATTTTTTGATTATTTTTTTTTAAATTGAAATATTTTTTATAATAGATTTTAATACGTTGACTGATATAGTATTACCCGATTGTTTATAAATTTGAGTATCTGAGACAGGTTGTTTAAAGTCATCTGGGAATCCTTGTAATCTCATACATTCTTTAGGAGTTAATTTTCTTATTCTAAATTTATCTAATATTTTAGGTGAATTTCCGTGTCCTGCTGATAAACATTGAGATATTCCATTTACATCAAATACAATTCCATCTTGAGAACTGTTTATTTTACCTAGTATTATTGATTTATCAGATTTCAAATTACTTTCATTACTAATCATAATTTTAGGCTGTCTATTACCTCCGGACATTGTATTAATAGTAGGGCATATTCCGTATTGATCATACACTCTATTCATTGATTCATGCCCAGGCATATCTAAATGCCCCATCAATTTTAAAGTACTATTATCTTTACTCTTTGGATTATTATAAGGAATAAAATTTCTTACAATATCCTCACTCATAAAGTACTTTTCATCTACTTCATTTTCAAGAATATCTTTTATGCACAATAATAAAGACTCTTTCTCAGGGAATTTAAAATAGTTAGGCAAATCATTTCGTATACCAACTAAAAATACTCTTTCCCTATTTTGAGGTAAACCGTAATCCTTGGTATTTAATACTTTATAATGTAAATTGTATTTAAGGCTATCTTCGTGATTAACATCATTGTACACTCCATTTATAGATTGACCTAGCAAAGAGCACCAATTATTAAAAGTAGTTCCTTTTTTATCACTTAAAAGACCTTTAACATTTTCTATAATAAAATATTTTGGAGATTGAATTTTAACATAACGGTAAAAATCATAAAATAAAAGGCCTCTGGGATCTTGTTCCCCTAGTCTCTTACCTGCAAGACTGAAAGATTGACAAGGTATACCTCCAATGAATAAATCAGAATATAGATGATTGCCCTCCCAACTCTCTTTAGTCATGTCTTCAAACATGTATTTGGGATTAAAATTAGCTAAATAACTTTTTCTAGCGTACTTATCTATTTCACAAGCAAATACTATTTCATGATTTATATTTAAATCTTTTAGTGCTTGTTCAGGAGAACCTATACCAAAACATACAGTAGCTATTTTCATA